TGACAGCACGTGCATCTGATTTTGGCAATTTAGTATATGGTAATGCTATTACAGTTGCATCTGTTGCTTATACCGTGCGCGAGACTAGGTTGATAGATGATGGTTCTTTTGTTGAAATTGCATTGCAAAAAACATGACAACCAAACGCGAGACAATTATTGCTGCCATCCGTACAGCACTGACAGGCACTACTGGCGTTAGCAATAGGATTTATCGCAGCAGGGTAGAACCATTAACACGCGGCGAATCACCTGCGATTGTAGTTGAACCGCTTACCGATACGGCAGCGCAAAACACAAGTTTGCCAACGTTGGATTGGAGCCTTACTATACGTATAGCGGTAATTGTACGCGGCGCGATACCAGACCAAGCGGCAGATGCAACAGTGCAGGATATGCATAGCAAGTTAATGGCCGACCTGACGCTTGGAGGCTATGCAATTGACATTCAACCAATTGCGGTTACATTTGATATAGTCGAAGCAGATCAACCTGCTGGGGTTGTGATGTGCGATTACCGAGTGCAATACCGCACATCGGTTAGTAACCTTGCAAGCTAACCATGGCTATGATAGTGGATGAATATTGGGGCCAAGGCGGGTCTTACCTGCTTGATCCTAAAACCGGCAAACGTAAGCTCATTGAGCGCACGGCACCGGCTACCGCCAACACCGCACCTGAGGAACTGACCGATGCCATTACTGACACGCAAAAGGCTACTTCTAGCCAAGGCTGAAGTTACCTACGGCACTGACCCAACACCAACAGGAGCCGCTAATGCCATATTGGTGCGCAATTTAGAAATTGTGCCGTTGCAGTCTGATATTGTGCAGCGTGAATTGATTCGGCCATATCTTGGTAATTACGATCAGTTACTAGCAAATACCCGCGTGCAGGTAACTTTTGAAGTTGAGCTTGCTGGTTCGGGCACAGCAGGCACAGCACCAGCTTATGGCCCTGTGTTAAAAGCATGTGGGTTATCTGAAACTTTAGCAGCAAGTTCAAGTGCTACTTATGCGCCTGTTAGCGCCAGCTTTAGTTCTGTTACTTTATACTTTTTCCAAGACGGCATCCGCCATGTTGTAACTGGCGCTCGCGGTACATTTACCCTTAACGGCACTGTAGGCGCAATACCAACAATTGCATTTACAATGACAGGTGTATTTAACGCACCAACTGATACGGCACTTGCTGCACCTACCTATCAAAACCAAGCAACACCATTAATATTTAAAAATGGTAATACCACTAGCTTCTCTGCGTTTAGCTATTCCGGCGCATTGCAATCAATTGAACTTGATTTTGCTAACGAAATTATTTATCGTGAGTTGGTAGGCGGCACTAAAGAAGTTATCATTACTGACCGCAAGCCTGGGGGCACATTGCAGATTGAAGCAGTATTGCTGGCCGCTAAAAACTACTTTACCGTTAGCACCGGCTCAACTACCGGTAGCATTACGGTTCAGCATGGCACTACTGCTGGCAACATAGCAACGCTTACAATGGCGCAATCAGATCTAGCTGATGCATCTTATGCCGATATGAACGGCATTCAAATGTTAAACCTGCCTTATGTTGCAACACCAACAGCAACAGGCAATGACGAACTTTCCCTTGTATTCACCTAAACCACATGGCATTTATTCTTGCTCAATCCGATAGCTACAGTTGGCCTGTTACTGTTGAATTTCCAGTTGATGGTGGCCGATTTGAAAAGCAAACTTTTGATGCTGAATTCAAGCGGCTGCCACAATCACGAATTGAACAAGTAATTGAACGCAGCAATACAGACACCATCAAGGATGCTGAATTTGCGCGTGAAGTAATTACAGGTTGGAAAGGTGTTACAGATGCCAAAGGTGCTGATGTGCCTTATAGCAATGAAGCATTAGGTAAGCTACTTGATGTGCCATTAGTTGCTGGTGCTATCGTGCAAGCATTTTTTGCTAGTTTAACTGGAGCAAAAAGAAAAAACTAGAAGCCGCTGCTGAGCATTGGGCAGGTGGCGGCGTTGTAGATGAAACAGAAAAAGATGCGGCAGGTTTAGGCATTGAATTGCCAGACCTGCCAAAGCAACCTACTAATTTTGAAGTGTGGGAAGACAACTGGGATACAGTTGTAATGTTTTTACGTGTACAAACGCAATGGCGTATTGGGATGAGCGGTGCTACTGGGTTAGACTATAATGCGATCAGATGGGCGTTTGAAATGTACGGCGTCAGTGACCAACGCGAGATGTTTGAAGGCTTGCAGGTCATGGAAGCTGCTGCATTAGGAGCGATGAATAAATGACATTAAACACTGCAATTACATTTACCACTAAGCTAGATGGCAGCGGGCTAGATCAATTAAAACGGCAACTGCAATCATTAAGCCAGCAAAGCAATATTACCAAGCAATCACTTGGCCAAGCTAATATTGATATTAACCGCATGGCTCGCGAAGCGGGCAATACTACTAATGGATTGCGTACTCATATTGGTGCATTAAAAAGTTTACGTGATAATGTTGACATTAATAGTCAAGCATATCGCAGGCTAGGAAATGAAATAAAAGGATTAGAAAGCAAGCTACAAGGATTGGATCGTGTTAGCAATAAGGTAAATGTAGGCAGGCAAGCAATTGGCGCAGCAGGTGGGGCGCTTGCATCAGGCGGCGGCGCAACAGCAGCATTAGGCGCTGGTGCTGGCGTATTAGCATCAACAAGTCCAGCAGGCATGGCCGTTGTTGCTGGGCTGGCTGTAACTGGTGCAGTAGGTAAAGCATCATTTGATGCCGCCAAAGAATTAGATGACCAGCAACGTAAGCTGGCGACGTTAACAGTGCAATCATCTGGGCTTACCAATGCAATTAGATCATTAGTTGCAGAACAAGGATTTTTGACAAGTTCAGCGGAATCAGCAAGTGCAGCGTATGAAATTTTAAGTTCTGGCTACACTAAACAGTCTGATGTTTTAAGCATATTAAAAGCCAGCACATTAGCCGCTACAGGCGGATTTAGTGACATTAAAACTGTTGCTGATGCAACAACTACAATTCTAAATTCATTTTCGCTAAGCGCTGATAATGCAAATCAAATTGTAGATGGGATGATACAAACGCAAAATGATGGCAAAATAGTTGTAAGTCAATATGCTGATCAAATTGCAAAAGTAGCATCTATTGCAGCGGCGGCTGGGTTATCGGTTGAAGAAATGAATGCATCTGTTGCTGCTATTACAGCAACTGGCGTAGCAGCAGAAACGGCAATGTCTGGCCTACGTCAAGCATTAATTAATGTAATAAAACCAACTGATCAAGCGCGTGAATTAGCGAAAAAAATAGGATTAGAATTTAGTCTTGCTGCAATACAAACTAAAGGTTGGGCGGGATTCCTAAAAGATGCAACTGATAAAACAGATGGCAGTGCAGAAGCGCTTAGTATATTGTTTGGGGATATTGATGGCTATAATGCGATATTAAAATTAACTGGCCCTAACATGGGCCGCTTTAATAATTTTTTAGATAATCAAGAAAAAAAATTAGGTGCAGCAGCAAAGGCAGCAAAAGAAGCAAAAGATCCGTTTAAGCAATTTGACAATGCGACAAAAGACCTTAGCGCCACAATGGGCAAAACATTTTTGCCGGTTATTACGCAGATGGTCACAAAAATAACAGAATTTATAAAATTATCTCAATCTCCAGAGTTTAAAAATTTTGTAAAAAATGTGCCGCAATTTGAAGGGGCAGAAAGTAGTTTTATATCAGGCGGATATTTGCGAACACCTGGCCGATCAACCCCACAATCTGAAATATTGCTTGATCCTAAAACTGGCATTATTGGCCCACCAGTGCCGGAGCGATTAAAAAAACCACGGCAGCCACAATTAAGAGCGCCAGGTGCAGGTACTGTTAATCAAGAAATGGCTAATTTAGTCAACGCAGTTCGTCAGGGTGGCGGTGGTGGTGGCGATGAAGAAAAGCGCAGGCAAGCAGAAAACAGATACAATCAAATAGCAAATAACAATCAAAAAGAAGCAGATGCTAGACAAATACATGCATTAGAAGTAATTAATTCATTAAAAGCAGAATCTGTTGCATTTGAAGCGCAACGCACTAAAACAAATGAATTAGAAATCAATAAATTAATTTTACGCAACCAGCTAGATGTTGTATTTTTAGAAAATGAAAAAGATAGAATTAATCTTGAGCTCAAATACGTTAATGCAAAAGAAAAAGCAAGAACCATAGAAGACGCAACAGCAAGAAATTTAGAATTGCAAAATGTTGAAAACGAAGGGCTTAGCGACAATCAAAAATTAATTTTAGATTTAAAAACTAAAGAGCAGTCTATAAATAGTGATTTCTTGAAAACTGAAAAAAATCGCAGAGAAGAAAAAGAAAAATATTTAACTCAACTAGACAAAGAAATCCAAATGCTTGGTGATGCCGAGCAACAAGAATTAGCAATTGCAAATCTAAAATTGCGTTATCGCCGTGATCCGCGTGCATTAGAAGCCGAATTGCAAGATCTTGGAACTCGGCAAAGATATGAAAAAAGAGCTTCAACGTTAGAAGAAGATTTAACAAAAGAAGGGATTACAGGCAAAGAAGCAAGTCAACGTATTCAAGATTTAGATAAAGAATTAAATAAAGCATTAGAAACAGCCGAGGCTATACGTGCATTAAAGCGTTCAATAGATGAATTAAATGCGGCTGATGTAGGGCAGGGCTTTAAGAATGGCGTTGAAAGTTTTCTTACTAGTATTGGTACAATGAGTGAGAATGTATCACAATTAACACAGAATGCATTTCAAGGTTTATCAGATGGCATTGCAGAATTAGTAACAACAGGCAAGATGAATTTTAATGATTTTGCTAATTCAATAATTAAAGATATGATACGCATTGCAACGCAACAATTAATATTGCGGCCTATCCTGCAAGGCATTGGCGGTTTATTTGGCGGAGGCGGCAGTGTCGGCGGGCTGCCTGGGTTTGGCATGGATTCAATAATACCGGGCCTTGGGTTAGGGAATACTCCTGCGTTTAAATTTGCGAATGGTGGCATTATGACGGAGATGGGGTCAATGCCGTTAAAGCGTTATGCAGCAGGTGGTATCGCCAATAGCCCACAACTTGCTATGTATGGTGAAGGGCGGATGCCTGAGGCATATGTGCCGTTGCCTGATGGTCGCCGCATACCAGTGGCGAT